CGTGATGCCGATCCGTCTCCGTGACCTGAATGTTGAGGCACTTGAGGTACGAAAACTCGGGGTGGGCGGCCGCGTGGAAAATCCCGACAGCGTTGACCAGCGTTTGCGTCGGCGTCGGCTCATCGACTGTGACGATGTACTTCCGCTCGGCGGTCGGGCTTTCGCCAAACTTGTGCGACGCTGTACGCGGGATGACTTCGCGGTAGGAGATGACGGCCATAATTAAATCTCCACCGCCGGCGCGCTAACCTTGGCGATCTCTTTCTTTATGTCCTGCAGCTCGCGCAGCTGCTTGCGGTACTCCTCAATCGCCGGGTCTTCGCGTCCGGTTGCGAGGGCTAAGAACTGAGAAGCGCCCTCTGCCGATCGGATGTCGTTTCCGGCAAGCGCCGTAGAAGATGCTCGCGCTAGGTCGGCCACTCGATCCGCCTCTATGTCCTTTGCCTTCTCCGCGTACTTTTCATTAAGCTTGGAAATCTCTTGTTGTTTTTTTTCCTCTATCTCCTTAAGCCTTCGAGATTCATCTAAGGCTTTTGCCGCAGCGGCTTGCTGCCCACGCTTCTCTGCACGCTCTGCGTTGCGCTTCTCTCGCTCAGCCACGCTCTCTGGCGAGTTCCGGTTCGCAAAGCTATTGCGTAGCTCCCTCACTCTCGCTTGAGCGGGGCCGACTGCCTCAGCCTCGGCGACCTGAGCCTGGCGGCCATTGATGGCGTCTGCGCCAAGTTTTACGGCGTTTGAAAACGCATCGTTTAGCTCCTTGGTGTTTTGCTCGCCGGCCTTGATGGCGTTCTCTTTGAAGTCCTTGCCGAACTGCTCAAGGTCGCTGCTGATGTAACTACCAAGCGCCTCAAGGGCTGCACCAAGTGCCGCCGCGATCGCATTGCCGATTAGCTCAAAGATATTGAACAGACCGCGAAATACTTCAGCGATGGCCGACAAGGCATCACCGACTTGCGTGAATGTTGAGCTCACAGACTCAAGACTGCCGCTGAATTGCGAAAACTGAGCGACTGCGGAATCAAACACGCCTGCTAGAAACTCAGCACCAGCAAGCAAGCCGGATGTGATGGCGTCTGCGATCCCAGTTCCGCCAGTGCTGCCATCAAGTCCTTCAAAGCCTTCAACAAACGATAGGAACTCGTTGGCGATTTCCGTTACCAGCGGGGAGAGGTTTGCAGATACCTGGCCGATGATGCCGTCAAAAGTCTCTCGCACAAGGCCTAAGGCATCATTCATGTCTTGGATGGCACCAACCTGATCCTCAGAAAGAACAATGCCGAGCCGCTTAAACTGCTCCTCAAGTGCCTTTGTGTTCTCGGCAAACAATGGCAGCAGCTCAACTCCTGTGCTGCCGAAAATCTGCATAGCAGCCGCAGCACGATCTGCTTCGGTGGGCAGTGCTGCGATAGCGCTACCGATTTCACGAAACTGCTGCTCAGGAGAAAGACCTCGCAACTGCTCGAAATTAAGTCCGAGATTAGTGAAGGCGTCAGTCTTTCCGTTTTCCGCTGCCTTGCCGATTGCCACGCCCATTTTTTGAATGGCACCAGTCAGATCCTCAACTCCAGACAGCTCGGCTGCCAACTGCAGAGACTGAAGTGCTTCGACGCCAATCCCGGTTCTGGCAGCCAGGTCAGCGGTGGCGTCAACGGCAGACGTTACGGTTCGCGCGTAAGAAACAGCACTGCTGGCTGCATTCGTCAGGACCGAACCAATCGCCTGCAGCCCGCCGACAATCACTCGGCCGATCTCGATGCCGGCAAGCGTCTGCAAGGACGATGCGGCACTGTTGGCTTGCTTGCTGAGTCCAGCAAGAAGCTTTTCAGTGCGATTCATTCCCCTGGCAATGCCCGCCGTGTCGGCGGTGATCTTCATCGCCAAGCCGACTGCTGTTGCCATTACTCACCACGCATCTTTGTCTGAAGTTCCCGCAACGCCGCAGCGATCTGCTCAGGGTGCTGCGGCGGTTTTTCGATAGGTACAAAGTCGGCCGCTTTTGGAGTCTTGCCCTTTGGTGAATATGGAGCCAACTGGCACGCAGCAAGCAGCCCAGTCTGCTCCCAGGCGCTGGGCAATGGCATGAAATACTTGTGAACCGCCATCCATTCGCTCAATTCATGTGAGTCCATCTGCTCGCATATCTGCTTGACGCTCCATCCCAAAGTTGCGGCCAGCCGAAACAAGAAAACACGGGCTGGCCGCAAGTTCAGTTTTTTGCCAATTCCTCAACATCGGACTCGCTGAGCTTGTTGTGCCGCATGGCTGCTTCCCACAACGTGCTCATAACCTTGGCCGACTTCCTCGCCAGTTGATCAATCTCGTTTTTTGTGAACAGCAACTCTCCTCGCTCGCTGCACAGAACCTTCTGCACAAACTTGGCGCGAAAGTTTTCGACGCCGCTGGACTTGTTGACGAGCCAGTCGTTCTCGTACGCGTCCCGCTCGCCGACACTCATGACGCGGATGAATACCGATCCGCCCCACTCCGGCACTTGCACCTCGAGCAGTCCGAGATCGTCGGCGGCCAGAATCTGTTCTTTCGTCAGAGACATGTGGTTACCCATCAAGGATCTTGAACGTCACGGCGTAACGGGTGACGCCGTTCAGCTCTGGCGTGACGGTCAAGCCCTCATAGACTGCCTTGGTCGTCAAGGAAACGCCGCCGCCAGACAGCACGAGATCAGCCCGCGTTCCGTACTTGGCCGTGCTAATGTTGGCCGTTCCGAGGCAGGCGATGCTTACGCTTCCAACTTCGTCGGTCCACGTCGTGGTACGGCCACGCGGCAAACCGCCGCCGTATTGCCACGAAAGGTCCGTGACTTCAACGAACGCCGTGCCGTCAAACGTTGCCGTGATTCCAGCGCTGAGCGTTGCCACGGAAGCCTCCGTGGCTTACTCGTACTGGAACTCGGCGGACCCACGCACTACGTCGTTGACGGCCAGCGTGATTGTGCAGCTGCTGCACGTTGCAGAGCCGCTAATAGAAATCGGCCCGCTCACTGTCAGGGTGCCGGTGGCACCTTGCGAGATCATGCCGGTGCCGATGAACTCAACGGAAACAGACTTTCCGCTCTCGCCGATAGTTCCCTTGAGCGGACGTGACTGAGAAAGAACGGTAGCGCCTGCCGTCTGGCCCAGGTGCGAGATGTCGATCTTGTCACCGGAGCCCTGGTCAGCAATGGTGTGCGTGAGACCGGTGATGGTTCCCGTGAAGCCAGGGAAACTGAACGATGTGCCGCTGGAATCATGGGGCGTCGTAGCCATTCGCTATGTCTCCTGCCACCAAACGTCGTAGGACTGCGTGATCTGATACACCGGCGGGAGATCCGCTCCCGTCAGCGTTACGAAGTCGTCGCTCTCCTGCTCGAGCGACGCCTGCTTCACTTCTGTATTGTTCGACGTTCCGCCGTATCCATCCAGAACGAGCCGCATGGCGTCTGCCACGTCCCTGGCTTGCTCGTACGTCGAGCCATAAATGGCAAACTCAACACTGACACGCGGCACGCCCATAGGGCCGCTAAGCGTCTGTTCGCGGCTGATCCCAGATCGCCGCCATGTGACGAACGGCAGCGACGCCGACGCCGGGGCAAGCACTGGGTAAATGCGTGAACTCACCAGCGACGTGACGGCCGTTGTGCCTACCAGGGCAGTGCGAAGAACGGCTTCTGGGGACTTGAGGCTCATGATTTGGTTCCTGCAGCCTGACGGGCCATGTCTTTGTTGGCACGCTCCAGAACCGTTGCCATCTGCTGCTGAAGTACAGAAGCAATCTGCCCGCGAGACTGCTCGAACGCAGCGCGGACCGGAGGCTTTCCAAGTCTGCCGCCAATAGGCATTTTCTTGAGGCTTACGCGTTTCCCGGCTGGAGCAGACTTGAAAAAAGACTTCGGGTAATTGGGAGACTTGGTCACAAGTTTCCCAGCGTTACTGCCGCGAGAGCCAACCACAATTCTCATTGCGCCGCCGCGCCCAGCGGTTTTGCTTCGGAAAGTAGATGCGTACCTGCCGTCAGTGAATCGCTCCTTTGTGCCAAATTCCAGAAAACCTTGGTGGTATCCCTTGCCACCACGCCCGGCTTCGTATCCAGCCAAACCGTATCCAGGGCTCGCCTTCTTCTTGACCGACTTCTTTAGGTTTCCAGTTGGGCCGCGTGGCGTGATCTGCTTGAGTTTCTTTTCGCCAACCTTGGCGGCAGCATTGAAGGCCGCCTTCATGTACTTGCGCCGAATTGACTTTGGGTAATCTTGAAGAAGCGAGCGGATTTGCTTGATCTGCGGAAACACCACGCCAGTCCCGCGAACAATTCGTGCCATCACGTCACCTCTTCGCAGATAGCGACGTGTTCGCTGCGGTTGCCGTACTCGAGCAGGCTAACGATATTGAGCGTCCGCGTACGCCAGGCGAAGCGATCGCGCTGCGTCAGGCCAGGCAGATAACGCATCCGCACCCGGTGCGTGATTGTGGTGTCTTGCTGGCCAGCCGCCAGAGCCTCGCGGGCCGAGACGCCTTCCACGCTTGCCCACACGGCCGACGAATTGCTCCACGACAGCACCTGCTCGCCGAGAGCGTTCGTCGTGCCGCTGGCGATCTGCACCGTGACACGCTCGCGGAGCCGGCCGGCGTCGATCATCGGTAAGAGCCCCAGCGTTGCGAGTCGAGCAGGGACTTTACGCCAAACGGCACTTCACCGCCGCCGGCGTTGTCGGCAGCCGCACGACGCTCGTACCACGTTCCCACCAGCATCAGGATCGCGTGCCGAATCGCCGCCGGCACACTCGTGCCGCTCGCCCCGTACCCGCCCCACCACGTAACGCTGATGGCGTTGTCATCCCGCAGATGCGGCGGCCACGTCTGGCCGTAGAGCGTCTTCACGGTGCCAGGCGTGCCGGCACGGTCCACGCGGTAGCTCGCCGTCGAGTAGGTGGACGTAGTGCCGTTCTCAAACGTGAACGTCAGAGCCACCGCCGTGGTCGTGCCAGCGGCAGCCATTGGCGGGCGTGGCAGTTCGATGTCGTGCGTCCCGTCTGGCGGGAACGTGTCGAACCGCACCACCCACTGCGTATGCACCAGCGTGCGGTCGAGATACTCTTCGCACCACTCACGGGCCGCAGCGATCAGCGTGCCGATGTAGGTGTCATCGTCGCTGGTATCGACCCGCAGGTGGGCCTTGGCCTCGGCGAGCGTGACGGGCTCAACCGCTGGCGGCGTCGCTCTGGTCAGGCTTCGGTACTGCACGGCGTCCTCGTCTCCTGGGCGTGGCGTCTGCCGTCTCGGCGTCGTGCTCGATGGCGGCCGTCTCGATCAGATCCTGCTGCCGGTCTTCGATGGCCACGCCCTGAGCCACCAGCTGCGTCGCCAGCCCGCCCGTCATCTCAACCGACTGCCCCTTGCGGTAGGCACGCCACGCGCGGGTAAATGTGATTTTCTTCACTGGGGGACACTCCATGCAGACTCAGGGCGTTTCAGCGTGTTCGTGAACTCGGTGGCCCACTGGAAAACAGGGCTGCTGAGATTCTTGCCGGGCCACGTCACGACGTACTCGCCGTGCCCCAGCACGACGCGGGGCGAGACGAAAACGCGATTGCCGCTGGCGCGCCACGTCTTCCAGAATGCAATGTCCGAATCCAATCTGCCTTCGCCCCAGCCTCCATTCGGATCGGGATGCTCCCAGAACCACGGCTTCTTGCACCGCTTGAGTGCGGCCGTGCTGATGACAGTCAGCCCGAAGTGGGCCGAGTCCACTTCCTGCACCGGCTCGGCAAACCACGCCTTATCCACCTTGGTGCTGCCGTCTGGCGGCGGGTTGTCCAGCATGCCTTTCAGCGTGAGCATCGGGCGGCCGTCTTCCCGTTTCGTCTGCAGGCCCGTGATGGCGTCGCACTGGAAGGTCATCGCCAAGGCGAAAAGGTGCTCTACGTCTTCCCTGCGAAAAAAACTGTCGTAATCGACAAGCAGCAAATATTCCGCCGAGTCGAGAAACTGCTCCATCAGGCGTGTATTCACCTGGCTCCAGAACGCACCAGTGCCCATCGTGGGGCGAATGCCGAGCGGCATCAGTGCCTGAGCCCAGGCGAAATGGTTGGCCGTAAAACTCAACCTGGGCATCGACAG